GTCTCCATTTTACCTATAGTAAATAGAATACCCCCCCCTAGGGGTTGATATCACCTTTATAGCGTTGGCGTAGCCCGATAGTCTAAAATGTAGGTTTGTGTTGTCTTTCGCGCGGTCATTTCTAGCCACCAACCGCCGATCGGACGGGCGGCCCGGCCCTGCTGAACATGCCAACCATCGTGGCTTTCATCTTTCCAACTTGACGCCCGAAGGAATAATTGGCGCCGTTGCTCCACCATGCCCCGGGATGACACGGTGGTAATTATGTTTTCATCCTGGTTTCTTCGGTGTATGTGGCCGCTGAAATAAACATCCGCCATATATTGGCCGCGTGTTCGTGATTGGTCGATTAGGCCCCGAGTTATTTCCCCGCCCCCACCAAATCCATGGTGGTAATGAAGCGTCAAGGTTTCGCGATGCTTACTATTTGGGCAAAAAACCCCGGACATGACAACGAAGCCCCAATATGGGCCACATTCAACCGGAGAACCGTGGCCCCTCAATTCGTGGCAAAGCCGTTGAAGCAAATCTACTTCATGCCGTTTGCGTATGCTTGTTTCATGATTGCCGTATGACATAAGGGCAAGGTTGCCGGCATAAGGCCGCAACCAATCGGCCGCCGTGTTCACAAGCAAATCGAGGTAATTCCCGCCACGGTGAATATCCCGCAAAGCCTCATGGCTTGCGCGGGGATCCCATTTGCCACCCATGGCATCGAAAAAATCACCGGCCACCAGGATTGGGGCGCCTTCTTGTTTGGCCTCCTCAAGCGTGGCCTTGAGCAAATCCCATTGGCAATGGGCGGAATCCCAATGAACATCCGCCAAAAGCAATATCCGGCGGGTTGACCCGGCACCCGAAAAACCTAGGCGCATACGGTAAGCGTTCGGGGAGGTCTTGTCCAACTTCCACCAAGTTGGCTTAGACCGTTCTGGCTTAACCTTTATTCTTGCTTTACCCATCATAAAAAGCCGGCTGGATTCGCTGTAAATTTAAGGATAAAATAGCATCATCAAAAAAGAACATTTGGCTAGGATTAGCCCCTTCATGGTTAGTAGCAATTAATTCCCCGCCGGGATTCGTGCAGCGCCAATAAGTCACGCCGGGGACGCTAGCGAGGCCCAGGGATTCAAGGCGCGCCCGGATCTCTTCCGTGGCGACAAACGATGAGCCGTAGTGCGTGGCCGGCATTTTCCCGTCGGCCGACAACTGGCACCCATAAAGCTCCGGCGTGGCGGGGTTGCGTGGAGTGCCGTCGTCACACGGAAACGCAATGTCCAGCGCCGCAATCGCTCCACCGATAGCCTCGGCGGTGCAAATGACATGGACGCAGTGTATCCAGTCAGTCATACGATACCCCATTTATCGATAAGATAATTTTCGACATTTTGAATTTCATCATTAGTCAATGTTTTGGTGTAAACAAGCAATTCGAAATAATCGCCCGGCCACCGTTGACCCTGACCGCCTTCGCGTTCCGCTAAAATGTATCCGGAGGAACCAGAAACAGAAGCGTACTGATTGCTGCTAAATGTCACAGAGGATCGGTTTACTCTGGCGACAGATCCGGAAGTTCCGCTAGTTATATGCGATACTACTGATCCGGCGCTATTAAATAATGAATAGCTACCGCTTGTCATTGTTTTCGCATATGTTGATCCATCAGATTCGATATATGGACCAGTTTGCCAGAAAAAAAAGGCTTTACACGGGCCCGTTTGTCGCTCAACAAAATATGTTCCACCAGAAGTAGGCTTGCTGGCAGCAAAAAATACATGAATTACACCGGAATATGTGCCAGATGTCAGGCCAACAGCATTTATCATGCCATCATCCACGCCATCATATCTAATAGTGTTTTTGCTGTTTTTTGCGTTAATTTTAAGCAATGGTTTTTTGGTACCATTTGGCTGTGTGGCATTTTTGGCATTCCCGCTCTTATCCTTCCAGCACCCCACCGGATCCCCGTCCGCCGTCGCCGCCGTCGTGCCTGCCGAATCGGTAAACAGCGTCGACGCATCGCTTGCATCCAGCCACAGTTGCAGCCCTGAAATGCTGGCCGGAGTGAACGCCGGCACGGTTGCAACATTCAATGACTGAAAAGTCGAAATATCAATTCCAATTCTCATCTTTAATACCAATTCACAATTTGTGTTGCCGTTGTTCCGGTTGACTTCACCCGAGAAACCCTGATTGGCAAGATAGCCCCTGCCGCAACCGTATAGGTAACATCGCTTCCGCCGGCGGCCGGGGTAACCACAAGGTTACCGGCGCCACCCACCCACAAGGCGCGGGAAACAAACGGAAGGTCCGTTGAATCCGACGGAGTGATGCTAACCTGGTTGTCGGCCGGCGCCGTGAATCCTTCGGCCACATTGGCAAATTGATCGGCCATTAGCGTTTATCCTCAGTATTGGACTTCCGGGCGTGGCAACTATGGCAAAGCGGTTGGAGGTTAGCCGGGTCCAACCTTGCCCCGCCCTGCCGGATGGGGCGTATATGGTCAACATCTTGGGCCGCCTTGCCGCATTTCCGGCAAAGCGGTTCACGCCTCAAGACTTGCAAGCGTAAGGCCTGCCAAGTTCGATCATAGCCCCGCTTACTTGTGGAAGGCCGCCGGTTGGGCGCCGGCGCCTTGGGCATTTTCGGGGCCGCCCGGTGTTGCTTCAGCCTCTTGGGTTCCATGGTTGGAAGCTAACACGGGGCCGGCACGATTCAGAAAAGGGATAGTTGCCGTTCTTCCAATTTAACACCAAGTGAATCCTTGCGATGAAATAATGAAAGCCCCGTTCGCGCCCGTTCCTCAAGCCTCCATTGGCGGGAACGGGAACCAGGGATGGCCGCGCTTGTCTTTTTGCTGGCCTTGGGGTCATCGTATAATTCCGGCAAAATCACTTCACAAACCGTGGCCCACCGGGCAACCGTGATTTGGGGGCAAAGATCAGGAATGCACTCAAGCCGTTCCTCAACTTCAGCAAAAGAAACCGATTCCGGAAGGTCAGCAAAAGCCAATTCAATGTTGGCAAACATGTTGGGTTGCCAACACCACAACCGCAACCTTGCCAATCGGTTTTTCAGGTCATGGGCCGCAACCGTTCCTTCAACCTCAATCATCCAACACCCCCTCAAAATCCCGAACACTCACGACAACCCCGGCTTCTGGTATGGGCTTGGGGTCCACTTCCACAATCACCCGCTTAATAACGGTATGGTCATCACCAACCAACACGCCCCGCCTAACTAGGAAATCAAGAATGGGTTTACAAAGATTGTCTAGATCCCGCTTGCGGTCCATCCATCCCTTGCCATGGTAGGCCCGCAATCGGACTTCAACCGGCCCCTCAAGCGGGCGCGGGGGCATATCGTCAAGGGTTATGGCGTGGGCAACTTTCAGCCATTTGGAATAGTTGGCCGAAAGATAGGTCCGGCCCTTGCCCCGCCTCCATATGTGATTCACGGATGGAGGAAGGGGCAAGTAGAAAGAAAAAGGCATTTCTTTTCCTTTCAACTAAGTGGCATAACCAGGCAGGTATACCCGCCTTGGCCAGTCACCAAAAGGGGCTTTTCCGGCCCCCACAACTCCACCGAAGCTTCCCCGGTAATTGGCTTCACCGCTTCGGATAGGTAATCCGGGTTCACGGCTATTTCCTGCCGTTTCCCCACGGAATCCACTTCCACCATTGAATGGGCTTTCCCCGCACTCCTTGTGGTAAGGGCTAGCTTGCACTTATCAACCGCCAAGGAAAGTTTGCCCGTTTCAGGGTCTTTCATCATGGCCACCTGCCGGATGGCCACGCCCAAGGCTTCAGCCTGAAGCCGGAAGCTTCCCGCCGCTTCCGTGGTGGGCAATACCGCCTTATAGTCCGGAAACCGCCCTTCCACCAAACGAGTGGAAACCGTAACCCGCCAAAGCGGGCCTTGTTCACCGTTGGCAAAGAACCGGACGGCCGCGCCATTGGGGCCCCACGACACTTGGGCCGTTGGCCAAGACATTTTCTCAAGAACCCCCACGGCCTTGATCGGGATGATACAGGGCTTGCCTTGGCCCTCCCCAGATTTAACCCCACGGATTTCCTTGATTGCCAGCCGGCGCCCATCGGTGGCCACGGCCGTTAAGCCAAGGGGGGTAGGGGTCAACTGAACCCCGCACATGCTGAAACGCGCCGATTCCGTGGCCGCTTTATCCGATACCGCCCGAACCCCTTCGGCCAATTCGTTGTTGGAAACTTCAACCGCCCAACCATAATCCGGGGCGCCAAGATCAGGGTATGAATCTATTTCCCCCAGGGGTAATTCGTACCAAAGGGTTCCCGATTCAATCACCATTACTGACATGTTGGACAATTCCCGAAGTTCTACCATGCCTTCAGGAATCACCTTTAAAATACCTAGCAATTGGGCGGCCGGGACCAAGACCGTGCCAGCGATAACCACTTCAGCAATTTCAACACCGGCCTCAATTGCAACCTCTAAATCCGTTGCATAAATCAGCCCTTGGCCGTTTTGCATCGCCTTGATAACCAGGTTGCCCAAGATTTCCTTGGTTGGCTTGTTTGGCACCACGGCCGCAACCGTGGCCACCGCGTCAAGTAGCTTCCGCCGTTCCGCCTGAATCCGCATCATCTTCCCCTTCCCCATCACCACGGGAATTCCCACCATTGGCCGATCCTTCTTCCCGCTCAAGGATGGCCAGTTCCAAAAGGTCTTGGGCTTCCCGGAACAATTTCCGGGCCCGCCGCAACCAGGCGGAAGCCGTTAGCAAACGGTCATCACCCGCCGCCGTACCCGTCTTGGCCACCAACTGAATGGCATCGGTCAACACCATCAGAAGTTGGTCTTGGTGGTGTTGGTCCATCGGTGGCGCCCTCCACTTCGGCTAGTAAAAATTGAAGGCATCGAATGGCCTTCCGGATGTCCGCGGCACCCCCCTTTCTAAAACACCTAAAGACATACTTTACCGCCGTTGCCCTCCAATAGTGGGCCATCCCCGCGCTTCCCACCATGGCCCGTTGAACCTGGTGGCACTCAAGCCCACCATGGCCCTTGTAGTGGTCCGGATTAATCAAATCACTCATATGGCAACTCACTTAATTCATGTTGATAGGCCGCATAAACGGCACCATGCCCAAGGCTGATAATTCGCCATTTCGCTATCAATTCGCTTCGATACATGAAACCGCGGAACTCAAATGGCCCCGGGAACTGGCCAACCATCAAACAATACCCGTCTACCGCTTCCGAATACGGCACCTTGTAGATGGGCAACAAAAGCTTCCCGTTTTGATATTTCGTAACCTTTATGTCCAAGGAAAGCCCATTTAACTTAAAATCCCATTCATTGGGTATTTCGGAAAAGTCGGGGTAACAATTGGCCAATTTGCCAAAAGCTATTTCCGCCGAAAGCCCGTTGATGTTTGAGAAATTGACGGATTGGGGGCCGATAATCTTGTTAATGCTTCCGCCGTCCGCCATGGCCTTTTCCCGGCTTTTACAAAGCAACGCGGCAATCTGTTGCTCCAACCGGGTCAATTCGGCAACGGCACCGATACGGACCGCGGGTATTGCGGCCGTTACCATGCCTTAGTTTCCCCCTTTTCCAAATCAAGGATATGCAATTCAAGTTTATCTATCTTGGCTTTCAATCGGTCCACCAGGGCCAGACAATCTTGAAGGTCTTGGCGGGTTTCCTGGTCCGAATGAAAAATGGCCTTCAACTTGATTTCCAATAACCGTTGGTCCGTCATGGCTTGCCCCTCCATAAGCCAACCAAGTTGATCAATCCGCACGGTACCAAGAAGGGTTTATTTTCAGTTCAAGGGCCATGCCCCGGGCCATTTGAATAGCCCGGTTTGCCGTTTGAACAATGGCTTGTTTGCGTACACCCCGTTCATTTGCCATATCTTCAAAAGTTCGACCGGATAGCCAACCGCGAAGAATTAATTGCCATTGTTTTGGCAATTGGGCAATCACCTGATTATTGAATTCTTGTAGGTCCGCGGCCCTCATGTTCTTGTCAAAGTCATAACGCTCACCCAAGGACCAAATCCAATTGCCAAGGGAACGGGTTCTTTGTTTTTTCTTGTATTCCTCTTGCCGTTGCCGAATCAGATCGCGCCGGTGCCATTGCACCAAGTAATAAACGCAAGTTGAAAAGCTTCCGCGGGCCGGGTCAAAACACTCAGCGGCTAACACGAGCGCATAAAGGCATTCCGCTTCCCATTCTTCTAAAGACATGCCAATAGGCGCCCGAAACTTTTTAGCGGCCTTAAAGGCCAACCTCGTGTTATTAACAACAAGTTGTTGCTGTTCACTGGTCAACGGCACCCGCTCGCGCCGTCTTCCAGTTGATTTAATTTCTGAAATCGCATCCATCCCAAATACCCCATCCTCATATCGGGCGGCCGGCTAGCGGTAGCTAGTATGTATATATATATAATATATATATATATTATATATATAATACACTTCCTTCCGTCCCTTCCCGTCCCCTTCCCACCCCGTCCGGTTCAATAATTCAATTCTTCAATTCTTCAACCCACCTTCACCGGCGCCCGGGCCCCCTTCCTTCCCCGGGCCCCCCGGGACTGGGCGTGAATTATTGAATTAATGTTGTCGCCCGGTTTACCCCCACTTTTGCCGCAAAATATCGGGTTGCATTTCTTCCGGGCCGGTTTGAATCACTAATTGAAAGATTGATTTCCCCGGATTGAACCAATGCTTCAAGCACTTCCTGCCGTTCGCGGGGACTGAGTGATTGCGTTCTTCGGCACAATTCGGACCCGGTTAGCCCATCTTTCCCTGAAGCCTCAATTGCCCTCAATACCCGCTTGCGCTTGGAGTCAAAGGCCCCATCCGATACCCATTGGTGGGCCAGATAAATCATCCGTTCGGTTGCCCAAGTGGCCAATTCGCAAGCCCATCGGGCGGCCGCTTCATCAATTTCAAATCCGGCCCGCCCCGGATAAATGGTGGAGGAACACGCCCGCAACAAAGCCAGCTTGCGGGCTTTCTCGGCGGCCCTGGTCCACAAGGTGCCAAGGGGTTCCCCCAGTTCGTCTAGGCGGGCATCCGCGGTTTCATCCATGGCGTCAAGGATGGCGGCCGCTTCCGGGGTGGCCCGAACCGTGTATGGTTGGGGATTTTCGTTCGCAAGGTTCCCGCTACCAGGAACCCACGCCAACCATTCCCGGATCAGGTTCACCAAGGATGGGGAAGGCGGTTCTGCTTGGGGCTTTTGCTTGGGTGGCCGGGTGGCCGGGGCTTCCCAAACCATGACGCGGGCCAAAAGCCCATCCGTGATGGATTCCGCATTTAACCCTTCGTAAAGGGATTGGGGAACCGTGGTGCCGTACATCACCACATTGGGTTGATTAACCGAAACCTTTTTGGATGGGTCAGCGTAGCAATCACCAAGGAATACCGTGTTGGAAGATGAATAAAGCTTGAGAAGATTGGTTACAATCCCCATCAAATGCGGGGCCGCATTGGCCGCCCCCGTGCCAACGGACCGGAACCACCGGCCCACTTCATCCAATAACCAAATGGAAGATGGGGCTTGAGCAACGGCTGTAACTAGGCCCGCATGGCTTGCAATGCCTTCCCCTACCCGATCCCCCGCGCCGGCAAGGTAAAGTAAATCTTTGATAACCCGCCGTGCCGCTTCTTTCCCTCCACCCGATGGGGCAACCCCAATGGAATACAGGTTGGGCCGTGTGTCGATTTCATCCCTGACCTTTCGGCCCGCCACCACGGATAGCAAGGAAAGAGAAGCCCCAAGGGCAAGGATGGGTTGGGGCCGGTGGGAATTTGCAAGGATGGTTTGGCATACCATGCCCAAAAAACCATCAACCTCCAACAAGTGGTGGGGAAATGGTCCGGGGTCCACCGGCCCACCAATAACGGGTGGGGCTTCCCCGGCCATTTGCCCCCAATGGTTTTCCACCAGGGCAACGGTGATTTGGTCCGGTTCGTAGCGGGAAATGCTTTCCGCTATGCGGTCCACTTCCGATTCACATAGCGGCGGTACGCAACGGTCTTGGTTGGCCCGATGGAGGGCGGAACCAATTTCCCCCCGGGACATACCCGCCCGCCGCATGGTTCCGGCAAGCCGGGCCAGCGTTGCGTTCCGCTGGCCGTCCGGGATGGGATTGGAGTCGCCAAGGATAACTTGGCTAGTGGGAAGCTTGCCGGGGCCCCGACCCGCGGCCAATTGGTCCAACATCCCAACCAACCAGGCCGGCGGTTCGCCAAGGGCTTCCCGTGGCGTATCCAATTCAAGCCCATCAATCCATTGGTATTGGCCCCCATCCTCCAAGACGGACGGGGAAACGACGATATACCCCCCGTCCGCCCGGGTATCGACCTTGGAGGCCACGCGGCCAGCGGTTGACCGCCAACCCCTGCCAGCGGGTTGCCGGAACACATGATGGCGCCCGCCGGACGGGGTAACGCTGGTTGGGGCCGCCACCAGATCAACGGCTAGTTCCTGGTCCGCTGGCCATGCGTTGTCGGAACCGTCAACATCGACAACAAGCAACCCATCCGTAACCAAGCCCACATTGGCCCGGGGGTTGGTTTCCCACCAACGCCGGATGGTTTCTTCATCCGTGCTGGCATCATTCCGGCCGTGTTGGGTTAGCGGCAACTTGCGGCCGGGACGGCATGGAAATACCGGATACCCTAGGCTTGCATATCCCAAGGCCGCCTCAAGCAATGCGTTATCTTCCATTGAAAGGCCACCCTGCCTGTTGGGTATACTTCCTGTATCCGCTTATTCATCAATTGTTTTTCCGGGTTTAGCATCCATGCCACCGCCCGGCCGGATTGCGCGTCAGCACGCGCGTGGATCAGCCAATTTGTTTAGAAAAAAACTTTAGATACCAACCGCAAATTCCATTTTTGTAACCGCGCTTTTCAAGGAATCGGAGCATGGCTTCCGATAGCGGGCGCTCAACAGCAAAATCAGGATGGTTATATTCAAATGTGCTCCATGTGTGGGACAATATCCCTTGGCGCCGCACAAATGGATTAATCCAAATCCACTGAAGGGCTGGGCCACCCTCTTCTCTCTGCCGGAAACAACAACCACCTACGCAGGGAACTTTGCCCTGATCCATCAAATTCATGCAAACCCACAAATAGGCTGTTGCATCCATATCGTCTTCATGTCCGTTCCATCCATAAAGCGTTATGGAATCGCATTCTCTGCCAAAATACTGTGCCATCCTAAAAACCGATCTTCTATGCGCAAGCGGCGATTTAGCATTAACAGGCAAAATTGCAATGCCATTACGAGCAACCATGCGCTCCATCCCCATTGTTTCAATATACGGACTTTTTATATCTAATTTATTTATTAGCATTATTAAACTCCTAAAATCCCAGTAAGGCGTAATCACGCCTCCAATACCGCAAACCACGGGGGCTTGTGGCCCGTCGTGGTACGCGGTTTGGGTTGTAAGGGCGGACGATTAGAAAGGCATATCCGCGGGCGGGGTTAAATCAGTTGGCGGATTGGGCTTTCTGTTCCAAGCGGTCTTGGTTGCCACCCCGGGCTTGCTGACCGCCCCCATGGGTCCACCAAATGGCCGATGGCCGGCTACCGGCTTTGGATTGGCTTGCACGGGTTGGGGTTGGGCCTGAAAAGGCATAAACCACTTGATTTCATTGACCATTTCCCCGGTATCACGGCGGGGAACCTGCACCACTCGAATAACAATTGGCAACCCGTGTATTTCAGAAGCGTCGTTTATGTCCGGATTGCCTGCAAATTTACAAATTTTCTTGAAGTGCTGTCTTGCCTTTAAGGCGCAACCTGGGTCATTATGCCAGTAGTTTACACGGTGCCATAAACGGCGGTTTTCATACTCCCCATCAATAATCTTAAAAGTAAGTTTAAGATGAGAACCCGTGTTGTTTTTATTGGCAACCTGTTCAGATTCAATAATTTCAGCGACATAATCACCCGCCGGAATAGCCCCAAAACTACCCGTATCTGGTTCAATTGATATTGCGTCGAATCCATCCAATCGCATTTCAGTTCCCCCCCATTGCTGCAACAAAGGATTCCCACGAAAGCGGGATATCCGTTTGAATGCCGTAGCGGTTCTTTGCCACGGCCGCCGGCCCACCCACGCAACGGAGAATACGGTCATCACCGGTTTTCACCGTTGCGGCCATCGTCCGGGTTCCCCCGGATTTGGTCTTTTCCTCAAGGGTTCGTATCCGCCTGGTGGCAAACAAAACCCCATCCGCCCATTCGCACACTAGGCCCGAAGCGGATTTGTGAAGGCGCGGGGCGTACCGGTCATAGGCCGGGGCTTCCGGGTCTTCAAACCGTTCAACCTTGCTATGAGCAACGCAAATTACAGCCATGCCCCGCCGTTCCCGTAACCGGTCCATCGAGGCAAGCAAATTGCGCCAAATCACCAGGGCGGCCGTGTACCCTTTGCCGTAACCGCCGGCCGCCAATTCAATGGAGGTAACCCCGTATTCCTCACATATTGAATCCCAAATTAGCCTTTCCAACCAATCAAGGGAATCAATTACCACCGTTCCATAATCGTGTTCTTGCCGTTCCAATGCCTCCAAATCGTGCTCAACATCGGCAAGTTTGGTGGCCACGGGGAACTTGGCCGCATCAATTTGACCAAGGCCATCTTCGGTTTGGATGAAGATTGGGTTGGGCGCCGCGGCCGCAAAAGTGCTTTTCCCAATTCCTTCGGTTCCGTACACAACCAGGCGCGGGGCTAGTTCCGTCCGCCCCCTGGTAATCATTGCCAATCTGTTCATTGCTGAACCCTCAAACCCCGTTCCTGTTGACAATCCACGCAAGCCGGCCGCCCCTTGGAGTAGCCGGCCAATGGCTTTAAATGACCCCAAAAATGCATCTTGCGAAGGCGCCCCACGGTTTCGATCAGCTTTGACCTGGTAGCGGTTCGGAAACACCAAAAACACCGGGTAACCTTCAGTTCTGACGGAAGAAGCATAACCGTACCAAAAACATCTTCGTAGGCTTCCATGCCTTCCACTTGGTCTTCCATGACGGGTTCATTCATTTGATATCCCCCGGCTTAGTCAAGGATTCAATGGCCGCCGCTATGCGGTTTAGACCGGCAGCCACTTGGCATATGGCCATGGAAAGGGTAGGTTCATCATTATCAAGATCGGATATGCAATAAATTGCATTATCTATCGAAGATGAAATTTGTGAAATCGATTCGCAAACAAAAACAAAAGCATCGGAATTATTCATTTCCCCACCCCCCGTTCTGAAGTCTTGTTTTTCGCCCCGGATCGCGTGATTGCCACCGCCCTAGGCGCATCAATCGCAACCCGTATCCAGTCTTCACCACCACCAAGAACTTTGACCGTGATTGGCCCACTTGGGGTATCAAGCCTCAAGTGGTCATCAACGGAATCGGGCTTCAATTTGACAACAAGCACACAAACCCCCTTCCTCATTGCTTCAGCACAACCGCCGCATTAACCCCACCGCTGGCGTAGCTGATTTGGATTTCGGACCTAAACCCGCTGCAACCCGCCACCACGGGAAGCAACCAAGGAATCAAGAAAAGGCCCCATCGCTTCATCTTTCATCCCCCGCCGCAAGTTGTACGCAACTTGCGTCTGTATCGTCAATATAAAAACGCAACTTGCATACAAATTGCTTCGCAACTTCAATTGTTGAACAAAAAACCTTTGGTAAAATGCGGAAATGAGCAGAAACGAAGGAAAACAAAAAAACGAAGTGTTAAACATTCGCTTGCATCAGCCGGCCGCTAAGGTGCTGATTGCGATTCAAGACTATTTAGAGGCAAAATCAGGCGATGAAGTCACGCAAGCTGAAATTCTCCACCATGCGTTGCGTTTGCTGGCGACGGCCTTGGACCCTTCCTTGTTGCCGGCGCCTTCCGTTGTGGACCTGATTTCTTCCGCCGTAGCCCGGCAATTGCCCGGGACAAATGAAGGGAACCGTTAGATTCTTTGCGTTGCGGGGTCAGTAGTTCCCGCGCCCTGGTGGTTGTTTGAATTGCCGCCAAGAACCGGTTCAACTCATCTTCCGGAATCCGCCATTGGGTTCCGATTTGTACCGAACCCAAGAATTCAACCCGTCCATAGTGGGGAACCCCACGGGTAATCCACCGCCGAACCGTATCCGTGGAAACACCCATCCGCCGGGCCACCTTACCCGTGGTTAAGCAATTAGACAGAAGCATTAAAAACCTTCAGGGCTGGAAGGTTATCAATCCGTTGCTGGCATCCTGGTTCCGTCCAAGATGGAGCGGGGGGGCGCCCCGCTACTTGTACTGTACGCCTGTTCACCATAACCGGCAAAGTTGGCATAACAAAAAAATTCTAATTTCAAAATTATTTGCCGGCTACCAGAAAAATACCAGAAAAACATTTTCTGGCGCTTGTTTTCTGCGGCTTTTTCGTCACCTTGCGGGGTATACTAATTTGCCGTAAGTCTTTATAAGTATTTTGTTTACCATTCAATAATTAGTTGCTTGGGGTGCAAGAGGTCGTTGGTTCAAATCCAATCGCCCCGACTGGCAAAAAACACTAGAAAACAAGCGGTTTGGAGGTGACGGCCAAAAAAAATTCGTGTACAGAAAAATGATGGGCCGTCAGAAAAAAACAGTTCCTGGTCTTTGCGTCCACCGGCAACGGGGGTTCAGTTATGTGACTGACCCGCGGACCGGCAGGCAAATTGTGATGGGTCCGGCTGGATCAATCGAGGCCGCCACCAGGTACGCGGATTGGGTCCGGGAGTTCTCCCAAGAAGTACACGCAACCCCCGTTATCCTGAACGCCCGGGCGCCCCGATCTATTGGGGAGTTGTTGGGCCGTTGGTTGGAGTATTGCGGCAACACATACCGGCGGAAGGATGGCCGGCATACCGGCGAAGTTGGGATATGCGTTCGGGCGGCCGGCCTTTTGGCTGGAATAGCGGACCAACCCATTAGTTTTTTAAACCGTTCCCACTTGCTGCAAATCCGGGATGGATTGGTGAACAAGGGGGATTCCCGCCAAACTATTAAACATTACATTTCACGGATAGTTCGGGCCTATCGGTGGGGTGGGGAACGGGAATGGGTTGGGGCCGATCAGATAGCCCGTTTAGGCCAGTTGCCGGCCATGCGGATGGACCAAGGGCGCCCCTCCAAGGTTGTTCGGGGAATCCCCTTCCGGCACCTGGTCCGGCTTTATCGCGCCCTTCCTGCCCATTGGAAGCCCGTGTTTGCGTGGCATTTGTTCACCGGCCAGCGGGTAGAAACTGCCTTGGGCGTGGCCGTGGAAGACCTAGACCGAACCGTTACCCCGTGGAGGTACACCCCGCGGCAACATAAGCTTTTGGCAAAGGGTTTACCCATGACCATATTGGTTGGCCCAAAGGCCCGGCAAGCTTTAGGGCCGCTTATTGCAGCCAAGGAAAAGGGGCTACTTTTCCCCGGCCGAACCAAGGCGGGAAATATGATTAGGCGCGGGCCAAGGGAATATGCGGGATACCACGACGCCATGGCCAAGGCTTGCAAGGTTGCGGTCTTACCCCATTACACGCCTCGACAAATCCGCCATACGGCCGCCGAATGGCTTGTATATCAGGGGGTTTCGGAATCTATTGTCGGGGCCGTTTTGGGGCATTCCGGAACCGGTCAAGAATCTTCCTTACGGTCCGGTTCCGGGTCCATCACTTCCCGCTACGCGGCCATCCAACGAAAACAGGTTGAAGAAACGGTTGAAAAATGGGGCTAAAGAATTTCTTTGGTTTTTTCGATTGACTTATTGTTTCCTTATGACAACAATAACAACCGAAGCAAATGGGGCTTCATTAAAAGGGGTGTAATCATGATTTGCCAAGAAGATCGGATTCAACTTGAAAAGACCGTCAGCCGTAGCCCAATTGGGCGCAAATGGCTTGATCGGTTGCATGGTGAAGCCAAGGAAATCTTGGAAAACCCAAAAAGGGTTGACCGGTGGCTAACCCTTGCCGCGGATGGCGACTTGTTTTTCACTACACGGGATGAATCATCGCCCCAATCTGAACTAAGCTATATTCCTAGTGATCTGGAAGTTGACGCCGATGAGGCAACCCGTGGCGCCCTGGTCGAAGCAATCACGGATGTTTTAGTCGGTAACCGATTCAACCTTAAAGCCGGTGATGATAACCGCATCCTTCGCGTGGCTTATGGCAAAGAAGTGGTTTTATGCTGGCTGGAAGGATGGATGGAAACCATTACTTGCGATGTTCGGAATATCACCGGGGCGCCGGAAGATGGTGATTGTTGGGTTGAGTTTTCACGCTAAAAAACAATGACCAACCTTATTTCAACCGCTGAAGCGGCCGCCCGCCTCAAGATGACCCGCCAACGGGTTCGGGTCTTGATTACCGAAGGAAGGTTGGCGGCCCAAAAGGTTGGGCGCGCCTACCTGGTGTTAGCCGATTCCGTGGCCCAATACGAAGCCCGCCCATGCGGGCGGCCTAAACATTACAAAACAAAGGGAAAAAATGAAAAAATCTAGTATAGACTGGGAATGGTTAATCCAATTATTGAATGATGTCAATGATAGGGTAATTGCCCAAGCACTTGGGGTGTTTCCGACACCATTATTTAATGATGCCCAGAACATTGCGACTATCGAGTGTCTGGAAGAAACAGAAATTGAAGAACGCTGGTTTTTTGGGGAGGCAAGATGGTTTTTGGTATCGGACCTTAACATAGCCGTTTATTACATGTTCAGCATTGAAGGTGGTATTGATATGGAATCCATAACCCTTAAACCCCGCGCTCCAGAAGAAATTTATGATGATGAAGGCGACAAGCGTGAACTTGTCAGATATGCCTATCGGTATTTGCGTTTGGGTTACAAAATAAAAAAATTTAAATATCGCATAGATACCGACACAGAATGGATGGAGTTTGTTCCAGATTGGCGGTAGGGTTTTAACAGCTAGCCGTAACCTCACCCGAAGGCCAGCGGGCACCCGGTATAGGTAACCCGCTGGCCAATCGTCCAGCGCCCGCTAGGCCGTAAAGACCTTTTTTAGAATCGACTGCAAGGCCCAATCAACCAACAAAGCCCACGGGATAATCCCGGTCTTCACTTGGGGGGCTTCGTGTTGGTCCAAGGCCATTTGGAGGGCTTCGGCAACTTTAACTTCCGTTGGGCCGGGGTCCGCCGGGGTGCCGATGGCGGAAGTGGAAGACCCAACCACCTTGGGGGGAATGGCCATTTGGGAAGCGTATGCCACCACGGTAACGGCGGCCGCAAGCACTTCTCTTGACCAGGTTTCCTTGCCGCGGACGAATCCCAAAAGAATCCGCAAACTATTGGAAGGGAAATCAACCGGTAATTCTAACGGGTCCATAACTTTGCCCCCTTTGCGTTTGATACACTCACACCGATTCCGATAATTGCCACAACGCCCGCACGATGACCGCTTGGGTGGCCCCCGATGGGGCCGTGGCATGGCGCCCCGTGGAAGGCCGCGTTTGTTTCTTTTTTTCACACATACCACCGAAGGCGCCGGGCGGGGAAACCCTCCACGGAAGAAAACGACCAACTATCCCCTTGGCCCAACATCCGGTTAATCACCACGGAATCGGCCCAAAAACCTTCAGGCCCCGGGTTACCCGGGCCTGTTGGCCCGGTATGGGCTTCCCCGCCCCATGAATTGTCGATACGCCCATATTCCCGGCCGCCTATGGTGCAATACCCCACCAGGGCCATGCAATGCGCCCAAGAACCGGACGGGGTAGCCACCCCGTTGGAATCCCGCTTCATGCCGAAACCCTGGTCAGAACTAACGGCTATTCCGTAGCCTGAAGCCAACATCCGTTTGGCTTCCGCCCAATTTCTTACTTGCGTGGTTTGTTTAATCGGATGGGCTTTAGCAAGGGGTTCGAGGTCATCCGGCACTCCTTTTGCGCCCCAATCCCGGCACCTGGTTTCCGAATAATGGCGAAGGTCATATTCGCCTTTTTGGGTCTTGTATTCCAATCGGGCCAATACCCCGTACCTACGAACCCAATCAGCGGCCCAAGCCCCCACCGAACCATCACCGCGCAACCGGCCACCACCAATTTCTACCCGGCTACCGCCATAAACTACTTCCGTTGCAAGGTCCAAAAGTTCTTCCTGTTCCCCGGCCACGATTTCGCAAGCTTGAGAGTATTCCACGGCCCGAACCGTGCCGAAGGAAACGCAACTTCCCACTTGGCCTTGATCGCGTGGCGGAAGCAATTTCCCCGTTACCCGCTTAACGGCTTCCCATAAAAAAATATGATCAGGGATTTCTTCCACTTGGCCCGCCGGAGTGGACCCGGCAACGGGAAAAGGCAATTCCCCCAAGAGGGAATCAACCGCTTCATCATCCCGGACCCACCCCGTTTGATACAAGCCGTTAATCATTTCAAGCCCTCTAGAATGAAGGCTATGCGGGCCATTTCTGATTTGATTCGGGCCTTGGCCGCATCATCCAAAACCGTTGCGGGATTTTCGCCAAGGGTGGCCGTCAGGTGTTCCGCCAACCGTTCCCGAAGGGGGACACATAGGTTATTCGCAACACCTTTGGCCAAATTCAGTAACAACCCGTGGAATTCCCCAAGGGTGGCGCAATTGGAGGCATCCGCGGCCCGGTAGACCTTGGCCAAGGCCGCCACCGTGGCCGCTTTACCCGGTTCCTGAAGGCCTCCATAAATACTGGCCAAACTTCGCGCCAACGGGTCTTCCGCCGGACCTGGTGGAAGTGGATCGGGCGGGCCGCCTCCACCAATAACCACGGTTGTAACCGCCGGTTCGGAAGGTATTTCTCCAACCGCCGTATAAGCCAGAACCCGATAGCGCCCCGCCTTGGCGGCCACCACAACGGTGGCCTTGGGGTTGCTTAATAAGGCCGCCGGAAACACCGATAACCCCGGGTCAAGGGGGACAAACCGGACAACCTTCCCCGGGGTTTCCGCCACGATGGAAACGAAGGCCGCGGGTTCCCCCTTCACTTCCGGGGGTAATTTCAATTCTTGACCGGCCAGTAATAGCAACCAGGCAATCATTCCGGCCTTCCTTTGCAAACGGAAGCCACCCGTTCAATTTCGCGGACCAACTGGGCTTGCGTCTTGGCTATTGCGTCCAATGTCCCCTCAAGTGATTCAAGAAACGCAAAGTGCCGATCCCTTAATGGAATCACCACATTGGCCGCAATCCATTCGGCGCCATGCCAAGAGGCATAAGCAATAACCGCAAGGGCCGCTACGGGAAGGCCAAATTCGCGGATAAATTGGATGGATTCCATTCTCACAACTCCATCATAAGGCAAGCCTTGTGGTGGTACGGAACCACCATGGTTAAGCCCAAATCCTTCAAGGGATATTTTGCCGGGTCCAAAGCCCGATAACCGCCCAAGTGGGTATCCTGCCCATCCGTGATTTGTTGGTAGTCTTGCGTGAAGAAACACCGCTTCCAACGGCCTTCCGCTTTGACCCAACGAAGGAAAGAAACCACCCAATCGTTGGGCCAATGGTGAAGAACATCTTTACAGAGAAGAACATCCCCGGAAGGGATGGAAGACCTATCCCGAAAGAAATCTAGATGAACCCATTTTTGAAGGGGTTGGGCTTGCCGCAACCGGTCAATATGTGGCTTGTAACAATCAATCCCGGTATAGTTAGGGGCTTGAACCAAAGAACCAATGGCACCATCACCACAACCCAAATCAACCACGGATTGGGCCCCGGTGAACCTTACCAGGGTGTTGATTAACCCAAGGTAAGCTTGGGCTTCTTGACCAATGGACCCGGTGCCGGAACTAGCCCCACCGGCCCAAAGGTCTTTTGCGTAAATGGCGCCAAAGGTTTCTTCCGCCGTCTTTTCTTCCGCCCTCAAGATTTCCGTTAATAGCTGAAATACACGGTCTTCCTTTGGGTAGGCCCATTGGGGGGAATTGTAGCCTTGCCGGCCCTTGGGAATATCCCCAAGGCGCATAAGCTTCCCTTGGCACCGATGAACAACCCGGATCTTGTTATCGGGCAAGGAGCAAAGGAACGCCGTTCCCCTCCAAGGCGCTTTGCCAAGGTTTAACCAACCCCGCGGATTGTTGATGGCCGCAAGCACGGTACGCCAAGTGTCTTGATCACCAAACATATGGGAAAAGTAAAAATCCGAATGCTGATTCATCCAATGGGCGGCCAAAATCACCTTCCAAGCTTCAACGCGGTCGATGGCCAGTTGACCGCCTTGGATGGGCGGAACCCCGTTGGGGCCTTCCGGCCAAACCTTATCCCATTTGACCGTTGCCAAGTTGTGGTCCATATCCTCCCAAAACACAAAAGGCGCCTTGTCCAATTGGTCAAGGATTGGTTCCGGCTGTTCAACCAGGTAGGCGTCGGCATCAAGAAATAACAACCGTTCCCATCCGCAATGGGCTATGGCCAGAAGCTTTTGTTCCCAACCGCGAAGAATTCGGCAACCGCCAATCTGTTTGGCAAATTCCACCGAATTAACAATGGTGATACCGCCATACCCTTGGAGTAGGTCAAGGTTGACCGGTTCCAAGTCGCCACGGTGCCAAACCTGAATGGGGAGGTTGCACCCCATTTCCCGAAGCAACCTGATTCCAATAACCACCCCGGGCCAGTAAGGCCCGCCACCCACCCAAAGGATTCCCGTTCCGCGGGCTTCCTTGGGGCCTGAATACGATTGGTCAAGAATGCGCTTAAGGCCGGCAAGGTGCCGGGTTATTTGGCCCGCCTGGTGGGGCCAATCCGCGGGCATGGGGGAAAGTTCAGGTTCGGGAATTGGATCGGAAAACCCAGGAAACCACATACTAAACACCTGGTGAATAATCCGTGCATTGGCTACATACTTTATATTCTTTTGTGTTGCCGTTTAAGACACATTGCCCATGCTTTAGGCATTCATGCTTGGAACCGCAACCGCAAAGCGGCTTCACCTCTAAAAGAGGTCCAAGATAAATACATGGTTTGCGAAACACCCGTTTGGCTTGTTGAATACTTCTTGACCTAAACAGGACGGAATAGTCTTTTCTTGTTAAATTCAATTCACATATTCTGCAATTATTAACTGGTCTTTCCAATTCATGATTGCATGGCAAAATCATCATTACTCCGTAATAATCACCGTAACCGAACCGCTGCAACAAGTGGCGCCTAGGTATTCCAAAACGCTTGCCGTGAATTCCAGATAAAAAGGTGAACACGATGTTGGAGTTACTATATTCCCACTTTCCAAACCCAAAATACACCCTGCCCCAAGAGTTGGTTCATCATTTTGATATGTTGAAATTAAATAATATTTATTACCTTCGCACAAAAAGACAAAACCGCCAATAGGGTATCCACAAGGCTTAAAATTGTTCTCGTATGTGTTTGAATTTATATTATATGTTAGATTGAACGAACCAGCCCAACATCCACAATCACCCGTTGCCGTAATCGTGACATGCAAGGTTTGTGGAGGGTTTGGGCAACAACCCAAATTACAGCATCCGCAAGGGCCAATATTAACAATGGCCATTAGCAGATAACCCCGCCGGGTATAGCTATTGTGCTTTTGGTTACCACAATTTCCCCGTTAATACATTGAACATTTGTAACCACTTCAACCAACAAAGAACCCGATGTACCGCATGGTGAAGAACCACCGGAACCTGTTGACCCTTCTGAACCTGAAACAAATGAACCGGATTCAAAAGAACCGGAACCAGAATCAAATGAACCTGATTCAAAAGAACCGGAACCCGAATCAAATGAACCGGATAATGAAGAACCCGAATTACTATCACCCGAACCACTACCCGATCCGGAACCACTTCCCGATCCGGAACCACTTTGGACCGTTTCACGGTATTGCACCAGGTAAACTGGAATATCCGGCGTGGTGGAGGTTGGGCCAGCATCGTAACCGGCAAGGCGCCCTAGGTATTGAATCCTAGAAAGGTTTGCCCTGTTGATTTCCCGAATACGGCAAACCGTACCGTTGTTATAGACCTTGGCTTCGTTGTCCCATATGCGAACATAGCCCGGCCACCAACCGGCCGCATCCATGGCCCCGGTAACCAAGACAACATTAACCGGCGGGGTTGCCCGCGCCCGTTGGGTGTTGTGGAGGCCGCGCCGGCCGTCGCTGATTTCCCCATTTTCGTAAGCGTGAAGCATGCGCCCAAGGCGCTTTGCGGAACCGTCATCTAACAGATAGCCGGCCATTTGTCCGCCTTAGATTGGGGTTGTAAAGGCTACCCGCGGGTAAACATCAAACACCCGGAAGGTAGGGTTAGCCCCGGCTGAAGCCTTACTTCCCGCCCCGTTCAACAAGACCGGTTGGGAAACCTCCAAAGCCGTGGCCGGGTCAATAATGGGAACCAGGTTCCCGCCCCTCAATTCCCTTAGCCCCTGGTCAAGCAATTCAAAAGCCCATGTTGCCCGATAGCCAAATTCTAATTGCCACCGCCAATAGGAAACATTATTTTCATAAACCAAATTGGCACCAACCTTGTTTAACTTGACCGTCCCAACCCCAACCACATAGGGGCCAATAACCATACTGTTGGCATTCACGCAACCAACCGAACCAAGCCACGCGGCCGAAGGGCTACTTGTGGCATTCAGGCCAACGGATATGGTTGCTTCCGCCCGTTGGATTTCCACGGGTGGAAAGAACGGATCGCCCGCTGAATTGTCGATGGCCTTGTCATAAACCCCGGTTGAAGGGTTGCGGGCCTTTAATATGGCCATGGGATATGTACCGGATGAAATCGTATAATCCCGTGGCCTAGTAAGCGGGTTGGCCACCCGATCCCCGGGGGCTTGTCCGGCCTGTTGGGAATCCACCGAAGGGTTACCCGTGCCACCGCCGGTTCCGTTTCCAAGGTCAAGGTTGTAAGAGTATTCCGCGGTTATCCGCCACAAGGTTGGGTCTTCGCCATCTTGGGTGGGCGCCAATCGCACACAAAAAGCGTAAGGGTCTTCCGGATGGCTTGAATAGATAACCGGCAAGGAAGGGTGGGAACCGGCGTAATACGGCCCATATAGGCCGGAATCCGTCCCCACCAGGAAAACCCGGGTATAGGTTCGTTGAAACTTGGAATCTACGGAAGCCTGCCGGCCTTCGTGTATTTCCCCGAAATATGTATAAGCCATTTGCCCCGTCCCTTAATTGAACGCAATAACGCCCGGTTTGGCATTCTGGAAAGCCTTCACCGCTTCACGCTGGGCATCCAATTGGGCCTTGGCCAGCATGTTTGCCCGATCCAAAGCATCTTTAATTCGTTGCTGAATGTTCTTGCTTTCGTCACCAAACCGGTTGCGAAGGATCGCTTCGGCCGCGGAAGCGGAACCCCGTTCCGCCCGGGCCGCCTGCCAATTGGTTCCCGTGCCGTTGTTCTTTAGCAACTCCATAATGTCTTGTCCCACTTGCCGCTGAAGGCCAGCTTCCACGCGGCCTAGCATTTCAGGCTTCAGCAAGTTGTTCTTTTGGGCCGCCAATAGCTTGGTGTTAGCGTCTTCAATGCTTCGGTTAAATTGCTCAATAGGGGTGGCAAATTGGCTTTCCAAATCAAGGGCCAGTTGCTCGAAAGACTTGGCGGCCAATTCCATTTGTTGCCGCTGTTTCTTGGCGGCTTCCGCCGCCTTTTCCGCTGCATCGGCGCCCTTGCCTTGAGCCGCCGCCGCTAATTCGGCATCACGGGCAATATCCTTGGCCTTTGCGTCGGCATTTAGCCCCTTGAAAAATGCTGTAATACCTGCCAAATCCCTTTCCTTATTTTGATTAGCCCGGGCAATGCGGGCCTTGGCTACCTTGTCTTCGGATTCATTGAATCGCTCAATTTGATCCCCCGCAAATATACCGGCAACACCCCATTCCAACCGTTTCATTAGCTTGTTCATTTCCGCTTGTACAACGGCAAACACCCCTTCCATGGTGGCCGATAGTTCAACCACGGCCTTACCAATGCGTTCCGCAATGGCAAAGGTTGCATCACGCAAGGCCCGGAAGGTCTTTTCAATCCCGGCGGCCTTGTCCTTCGGATCAATCACGGGAAGAAAAATTTCAGAAATCTTCTTGACGATATCAAGCACGGCAGAAAACACGCCCCGGGCACCGGCCGCTATGGCCGTGAAGTCAAAAGACTTCAACAACATTTGGGACATGGTACGGGTTAATTCTTCCCAAGCCGTCTTGAGGCGGGACATTTGACCTTCAAACGAACCAAGGAAGCGGGCTTGGGCCTGCATGGCTTTGGGGCTTTCCGCGGCCGCAAGGATGGCATCCATAGCCGTAGCGGACGATATGGCCCCGCGCCGAATGGCACGAAGGGCTTCTTCCGTGGTGTAAGATTTTCCGGTCAGTTTTTCTAACTCATCGCCAAGGGAACCGTAAACATCCAAGCCCTTTTCCTGCAATTGGGCCAAGGCCCCTTCGGAAGCAACGGCCCCGCGTAGTAGTTCCCTGGTAGCCCCCGCCATGGCTTCGGCACCGCCCTGCCCCATGATTTCGGCGCCACGGGCAAACCTTTCCATCAAGCCGGTGGCCGTTTGGATGGAAAGGCCAGAATTGGCCAATTTCTGCATACCCGCGGTTAGTTCAGAAAACGCAATCCCGGAATCAACCGATAGGTTCCGCAAATGGTCAAGGGATTTGCCGGCTTCTTCCCATGAACCGGAAAAGTAGGCCATACGGATTTGGGATGATTCAAGGGCCGCGCCCATTTCAAGAAATGAACTTGTAAGGGTGTAAATGCCCTTGGCCGCCCCAACGGCCAAATCAAGTTGGCTTTTAAATTCGGTCCAAGTTCCAATAAGGGAACGGCCTTCCTTGTTCGCGGCCTTGGCGCCGCGCTCCATGTCTTCCGCTCCACGGGCTTTGCCACCCTTGGGCGGTCCGGCGCCATTTAGGGATTCTGTTGCCGTTTCAAGCTTCTTGGCTTCCGCCTCTAGCTTCTGCATTCCCGCTAGGGCTTCCTGCCCTTGAAAGCCCACTTGGACATTGACCCGGGAAAGACTTGCCACGGGGTTTTCCTCCAAGGGCCAATAAGTACGCCCTTAAACGCTCCAAGTTGGGCTTGTCGGATTCCTTTTCCCCAAACTTCGGCAGGAAGTCGCTAACCTTGGTTTCCTTGGACCAAGGGGCCGCAACCGCCCAAGCCCCGATTGCCCCGGTTAAATCCGCCCGGTAAGGCCCCCACGGTTCCACCCGCAACAAGGCCAACCATTCGGCAAACTCCGCGGCCCCCATCCGTTCATCCAATTCCCCAACGGTCATACCAAGGGTGGCCGCCAGCATGAACTTCAGGCGCCGGGCGGGGTTGGTGGCAAGTTTTTTTCCAGACTCTCAACATCTTTTTCCGTCAACCGGTTCACCCGGCAGGCCGCATCAAACACACGGTCCACCCCGCTAGCCGGCAAAGCGGCCAATTGCTCTACTTGGTCATCGGTAAAGGCCCGTTGGCCGGCTTCATCGCAAAGCACAAGAACCAGGAAACGGGAACGGAAATTGGTGTATTTCGCTTGCCCCTTCGCAGTTATCTGTTCCCCCTCGAACCTATCCCGTTCACCGGTCTTCAGTTCCCGAACCCAAACATCCAAACCCCATTCGGGAACATGAACTTTTTCAACCTTGAACTTGCCGGCCGCCGCCAAAATCTGTTCGCCAAGGCCCATAAAATCCCCCTTCCTATTAAGCGTCAATCAGTCACCTGAAGGCCAACCGTGTAGGTCAAAGCTTCATCACTAACGGATATTTCAGGTTGACCAAATGAAGAAAGGTAGCCCGTATAGGAAATAATGGATGAACCATCATCCCACGATCCGGGAAGGTTCACCGTCAGGGTTACCTTTTGCCGGTTGGTCCGCTTTGTTCGCAAAGTCACCATTTGGTTAGTGGCAATGGCATCATCCGTCAAAAGGAAGGTAAGCGTAATGGTGCCTGGATCATCACGGTTGGGGCGCTTCTTTAGTTTCAATAAATCAATGGTGGTAACATCACCAAACGCAATAACGGCATCATTTCCGCTAATTGTCTTGATGTTGTTTAGGGTAACCGGGGTGCCTGAAGGTTCATCCTTCAGCGTGGCGGTAGCCCCGGAAGAAAAGACGGGTTCACCCATTTCGCTTACTCCTTGTAAGTTCCAACAAGGTCAACATCAACGGTTCGGATTGCTTCGTCGGTGCCATCATCAAGCACTTCAGCCGAACCGGTTTCATCCTCAATTCGCCATTGAAAGATAACCGTTGTCCCTACCGTTTGCCGTGAAGGCGTGGCCTTGATTTGATCCGAAATCCATTGGGCGGAAGTCTGCGCGGCCGCCCGGGTCATGGCCGCCACGGTGAATTGAACCCGTTCCGTGGTGGCCACGGTGGCCCCGCCTACGCTGGCCGTTCTTTGCCGTGAAACCCCGTTATAAACCGCATAAGGCATGGCGGAACCCACCGGGTTAGTGTCTGGATGAATTCCTCCAGGCAAAGCATCGCCATACCCAGTTCGGGCTACCAGGAAATCCCGCACAACCTTCCCCAAGGCACTCATTCCGTTCCCCCTCCATCCCCACTATCCGCGGCCAGTTGGGCCGCCTTGGCCGCCGCCTTGGCCGCTTTTTCAGCCGTTTTAGCCCATTGTTTATCTAGTTCTTCTTGCAAAACAGTTGCGGTTATTGCCTCTATCTTGTTTTTGTTTTCGTCATATGCGGGCCGCACAAACGGCCTTCCGGGAACACGCCCAACAACCTTGCCGCGCATTTTCAGGATATGCCCGCGCTCCACCAAATGAGCATATTTGGAAGGGATGACATTGATCATCTTTCGTATCCATGGAGAATACGCTTTCCCATGGAAACCATCCGTTTTTCTGCGCGGGCCGGCCACGGCATAAACCGCGCCATCACGGCGCCTTACTCCAACCTTTCCACCAAGGGATTTTTTCAAAAGTCCCGTTTTTCCAGCCTGAAATTCTTTGTCAAAGTATTGTTTTGCCTTTTTCTTCTTTTTCTTTTTGCCCTTTAGTTTGGCTTCAAGGGTGGCCCATGCCGTGGAAAACAAATCCCGGGCCGCTTCCTTGAGGGTGGCTTGGCGTTTGATCTTTAGCTTCTTTCCCTTTTTGGGCACCTTGGTCCGCATGGTTTGAAGAATGATAGTATTGGCCTTACGGCCGGCCCGCTTAAGGGCGCCGTTCAGGGCTTTGGGAAAAACGATAAAGCGTTGTATCAGATCGCTGACGCCGGCCATTTGGACCCGATAGGCCCAAGTTCCACCCGCTGTTGCTTTGCGTTCAGTTAAGCCCATGGGCTAGCCCGTCCGTTCCGTTGCCGTTATGAGCAACCAAACCCCGGCTTCCTCCACATTTTGAACGGAATCAAAATTCAACACACGGGCGCCGTACAGGGCCCGGTGGGTGGACTCCACCCCGGACCGGTAACGGATAGTTAGATTATGGGATCGCTCTAGTTGTTGTTCGTTGCCAGCTGAAGGTTCGCTTCCGCCGGTGGGTTCAACTTGGCCCCATACCGTGGCATAGGTTGCCCATGCCCTGGTTGGTTGGCCGTAGGCGTCAACGGAATCCGTGGGCGCCTGCAACTCTAATCGCTTGCGAAGCTTCCCGATGGGCGGCATTAAAAGCCCCCATCGGAATAAATCCGAAGGATTGAATCCAAGGCCAAGGGGACTTCGCTACCAAATTGGCCAACCGCTTCTCGGTTGGAATACCAATGGGCCGTAAGCATCAATACCCCCTGTTGAAGCAAAGGGGGAACTTGAGTGGCAAAGGAACCATAACCGGCCACCCAATCCACTTCCAAAGCCTTGGCCCTGCCTGGTTGGGTCAAAGGCCAGTAATCCATGGGAAGCAATTGGAGGGAAGGCGGGTTGTTATCCAAATCCAAATGGTAATGGCCGTCAGCCAGAATCTGTAAATCGCCCCAAGTATCGTAATACCGGACCCGCGGAAGGGCGTAATCATAAGCCCCGCCCACATTCACGGCCACGGCCGGGCTTCGCGGCAACTCAATAGGCCCCGCCGGGAAAGTTGGAAGCATCATCCGAAAGGTTTGATAAATCAGGCTACGGCGGGTTACCCGTTCCACCATGTCCGTTGCCGCATTCACCAGGCCAGCTATGAAGGCATCATCCGTCGTGCCGTCTACCCGAAGGTAGTTTTTAGCATCGGATAACCCCACGGCCGGGTTGGCCCGTGGGGTCAATACTTTCAAGCTAAGGGTATCCCCGGTGTTCATCGCTTTTCCCGCTTAACCTTGGCTTTAGCTTCGGGCTGTTCGGGGGTGGAGGCCTCCACGGGGGCGGCAATCGCCACCCCCGCGGCCACCATGCGGGCGCCAATTTCTTCGCTAACCTCAAGGAATTCCCCCGGTTCGTGGGAATGCGTGGGGCTAGCTAGACAAGCTATTAGCTGTATCCGCATGGTGGAAACCTCCAACTAAGGGTTAGTGGGTCAGGCGCTTGATTGCGGCCGACATAATCACCTTGGCATCGGATCGCTGAAGGGCGACGAAGCCAACTTGGCCAAGGTCACCATAGCGTTCATCCATGCGAACAATTTGGATATCCAAGGCATCGCGCACGATGTACTTGGAGAAGTCACCAAACAAAACAGATTTGGCGCTGGCCGCAATGGTGCCGGTCATACTGTTGTTAATGACAACCGGGTAACCCAAAATCCTATCGGGTTCGCCAACCACATAGGATTCGGTGAAGATTGGCCGTTGCTGGCCATCCTTCAGCTTGCGGATAGCCAGCAAGATGGCGTCGTTCATCATGAACGCCGCTTGGGGACGATAGGCGCGGTCAACCGAATGAACCAGGCCCAAGAGGTCATCAACCGCAATGGCGGTTGGGCTTGCCGCGGTTACCCCGGCCGCCGAACCCGTCACGATGCCTTCAGGTTGGCCCGAACCGGTGCCGGTGGTGAAATGGTCACATTGAATGCGGCCAAGGCGTTCGCCAAGTGAATCACCAAGCAAAGCCGGGATATTCACCACGGAATCCTGAAGCAATTCAATGGACACAAGAACCATCTTGCTTGTGTACTTGAAAGCGTTCAGGGTTTTCTTGCTAAAGGTAACATCCTGGTTGTTAAAAACGGTATTCTCAGCAATGATTTCACCCTTGTTGGAAGTGTCATCCATTGTGGGAATATCGTAAGCGTTTCCGGTGGCGGTACGAAGAACCGTTGCCACTTGGCGAACATTCGCAAAGTAAAGCAATTGCTTTTCAAGGTTTTCCGAAAGCGTGGTGGGAACCAGGTAACCGCCGGCGCTGGCCGTGCCAACCGATTGGGCGCGGGCTTCAATTTCCCTAACGCTCTTGGGGGCTTCGGCAAACAGGTTGGAACGGATCAGCTTTTCCCCAAGGTGAAAGCCACAACGGGAAGCGGCCGCCCGGTGTTCGTCCGTGCAAAGGCCAGCGGGGGACAAAAGCCAACCACGAAGGGCCAAATCACGGTCCTTATTGGCCCGCTTATCGTTGTAGTCACGCACAAAGGCCGGGGCGGTACGGCGGCCAACACCAACCTTTTCCGCTTTGTCAAGGATAGCGTTTAACCGCTTTTCAATGGCTTCAAGGTTGGCGCTGTTCTGCTGCACCGCCGGGGGGTCAGCCGGGGTATCCGCGGGCATTTCTTCGGCCGCTTCGTCAGCGCCAATGGCCGTTTCAATGGCCGTTACCCGGGAATCCAATTGGGCAACCTGTTGGGTCAGGGCATCCCATTGGGCCTGTTCGTCGGGGGTCAATTCCCGCTTGTTAAGCCCTTCAAGTTGGGCCACCAAGGCCCGGCGTTCTGCCATAAGTTGGCGGATTTCTTCCGTTTTAGCCATTAAATGGCCTCCAAAAAAAGGGTTAAACAATCACGACGGTAACATCCGCCGTTTACGATTCCCGGCCGCCCAACCATTTGGGGACACGGTTTCTAACAAGCCAAAGGTTGCGCGCCCTGCCTTCGGCTTCATGGCCATGCAAGGAACGAACCGCCGCGCTTGTGTCCGGATAGGCTGGAATAGTCACAACCGAAACTTCAACCAATTCAACATCCAATAAGGTTCTTATCCGCCCTTCCTCACGGGTTTCCCACTTGTCCCCATTGGGGGCCAAGGTAAAGGCAAAGGACATTTGAGAAACATCGCCACGGGCCATTAAGACCTTCAAATCACGGGCATAGCTTGTATCAGGCAAATCAATTTCAACCCTCAAGCCCTGGTCATCGGTAGAAAGACGCAAGGTATCGGAAGCCCGCCGGCCCAAAACTTTGGCCGTGTCATGGTCCACCAAGGCCCGGATATCCCGGCCATCACCAAGGGAACGCTTAAAAGCGTTCGGGTCCACCCGTTCCCGGAATCCCCCAAGGTTTTCCGAAAGCGGGCCGAATACGGCCGCGTACCCGATAACCCGGCCTTCGGCCGCCTGAACCGATCCGCCCGCCCTTAACTCAAGATTTGGCATGGTGGACTCCGCGGTTACGCTCCAGCCGTTGCCGGTAGGCGTCAGAATCGGCCAGAACTTCAGGATTGACACATTGCCAACAACCAAGATGCCCAAATACCAAATGGCACCTTCGGCAAAGGGCCACCAGGTTGCCCGGGTCCAATTCCAATTCAGGCGCCAAATGGAATGGCAAAACATGATGGGCTTCAAGGTCCGAAAGCTTGCCACACGCCCGGCATTCCTTGCCGTCAAGAAAAGCGTTGCGGACCTTGTCCCAAGAGGAAGACCTTGGGGCATCACCAATCAAGTTTTCGCGGCCAAACAGGTTATTCCAAAGCCATTGCCACATATCAGGCCCCCGGGTTAATCGGAACCCACTTCACGCCCCATGCATGTTCACCGCCGGGCTTCTTGGGCGGAATCAAAACCCGTTCCCGCTCAATTCCACAAATCCGGCAACGGTTGGTTGATCCGTGTTCACAAGCCGGGATTTGGTGGGCCGTCATCAGGTCACACAAGGCCGCTACCGATTCCCGAACCGTGGGCAATTCGTTTTCTTCCGTATCCACGGTGTTTGTTGGCGAAGCCCCGGCGGGGGAATCGGGAAGGGGGACGGCGCCAGTAGCGCCGGGTGGGGCAATTCCCACCGCCGGGGTGGCCGTTGGGGCATTGGCCCCCAAAGGGCTTTCCAATGGCTGCATGTTTAGGGGCTGCAAATAAACATCGCCACCGGGCACCGGGTCCAAGTTTTCCATGGCCCGAATATCATTGACCGAATACCACCCCCAATTCCGGGCTATTGCGTAAGCGTTGTACCGGGTCATGAGGTCCGCCCTAAGCAAACCTTCCACCAGGTGTTCGGCGTAGTATTGGCCCTTTTCGTAGGGCATCAAAAGCTTTGAGTGGACCTCTTGTTCGATACGGATCAACCAAGGCCTCAAGGTTTCCGAAAGGAACGCCCAGTTTTCTTGTTCCAGCGTGGCGTAGCTTTTCCCGCCGTTATCCCGAAGCTTGCTTGACGGGATATTGAACCAACGGGCCACTTCGGCCAGTTGAAAAGTACGGGTTTGTAGGAATTGGGCATCTTCCGGTGGAATGGAAATAGATTGCCATTGGAGGCCGTTTTCAAGGATGGCAACCTTATGGGAATTGGCTAACCCTTGATGCATGGTGGAAAAATCACGGCGCAAGCGGGCTAAGGCATCATCCGATAAATGCCCGGGAGTTGTCAGAACCCCGGAAGGCTTTGCGCCACTACCAAACAGGCGGGCGCCGAACCGTTCCGCCGCCATGCCCAAGCCCAAGGATTCCCGGGCCATTTCAACCACCGAATAACCACGGTAACCATCAAATCCAAGGCCGCGGATATGGAAGACTTGCGAAGGTTCCAATTCCGTTTCGCTGGCGCCCGGCGGCCGGTAAAGGTAATACGGGGAACCATCTTCCCGGGATTCAACCCGCATTAAATCTGGACGCAACAACCAAAGGGCCACCGGCCGCCCCAATAAATCACGCTCAATTTCCGCGTATCCGTTGCCCCACAAAAGGGCATGGGCCAAAAGGGCTTCCCGGAAGGCCAAGGCCGGGGTGTACTGGTTGGGCATATCCCGCAAGAGGGTATAAATCGGGTGGCCGTCCGCCCTGGTCCGCCCACGCCCTTCCCGCTGATAAAGATGGAGGGGAAGGCTTGCCACCCCTTCAGATATGACACGAACCGCCGCCCAAACTGGCGAAGACTGAAGGGCCGTTGTTTCTGTTACGGATACCCCCGATTCGGCCTCATGTCCGCCGAATAGGGCAACCAATGCGGGATCACGCAAGGAATAGCTTGAACGCCTTTCAGCGCCAAACCAGTTGCGGATAGTGTCAACAAGGCCCATATTGGGTTCTCCAATTGGCACATTAAGATATTGCTTATCCGATTAGCGCCGCCACGCGGCAATACCCCATTGGTGATAGTCCGCGCCTAGGCGGTCCACTTCCAACCATTGGGTTTTCCATTTGGGAATTGGAACAAAGGCAGGGCCGTTTGTCGGGTCTTGGAACCAAACCTTTCCCGAACAAACCCCGGAAACTGTCACATAATGGCCCACGCCATGCGATGGGGTTATCAGGCAAACCACGGGACGGAAGGTCTTGGTTAGCCGGGATAAATCGTCCAAGTTCATGGAACCAGACAAAACCAAAAGGCCCAAGCCACGCAACCAGGTTTCAATAGCCCGCGGGTCCGTGCCGTCTACCGGATCATTTAACAGGCCGGCCCATTGGGCCTTGGTGGGCCGCTTTCGCAAATAGCGAAGCAACACCTTAACCGCGGTTGGCCCGCAATCGTGTTCCTTGGCCTGCCTTATGTCTGGTAGGTCAATCACAAGACCCGTAACCCCCGTTCTTCGTATACCGAAGTTCCAACAATTGCTTGAACCCGCGCCCGGGCCGTGGCCATGACGGCGGCTACCGCTAAATCAATCTTTTCGGACGATTTCGCTTTGCTTGGTCTTGTATTTCCTTGGGAATCCGTTTCAACCACGGTATTCCCCACACACCACCTTAAAACCGGATGGCCCGCGTGGCGTATCTTGTCGGAAAGAACCAGGGCCTCAAAGTCTTTTGTTGCCGGGGATAGCGTGGCCCAACCCATGGAAAAGGCCACAACTTCCATGCCGTCCGCTTGAAGTTGTTGGGCTAGTTGGGCCGCATTCCAGCGATCCAAGGCCAAATCCTTAATTCTATAAATCCTTGATAACTCAAGAATCTTTTCCCGGATTTGGTTGTAATCAATCACTTCCCCGGCCGTGGCCTGCAAATGCCCGGCCCGCGCCCAATTGTCAAACCGGGTTTTGTTCCGCCGTTCCCGAACCTCCAAGGCCGCCCGTGGGGCCCAAGCAAAGGGAAGAAGCCATATTTTGTCATCAATCGGGAAGGCCAACACCAGGGCGGAAAGGTCCGTTGTGCTGGAAAGGTCAAGGGCAGCCCAACATTGGCGCCCGGCAAGGTTGGGCATTTCCCCTTGGCATGAATCCCATTTCTCCGGGGCAATCCATCGAACGCTTGAGGCGGTCCATTGGTTAAGGTGCAACCGCCGGAAGGCTTGTTCCTTCCCTGGTGATTGCTTCGCTTCAATCACCTGTTGATGGAAATAATCAGGCAACACCGATACCCCGTAACCAGGGTTGGCCGCCTTCCAAGTCGCTTCAACGGTCCAATCGGCATCATTGCCCGCGGAATAAATTACGGGCAAAAAGGTTGGGTCTTCCGCCGTCTTGTCTAGCAAGCTTCGGGCATAAGTATGCAATTCCCAACATAGGCTTTCCCGGTCATGCCCTGCCGTGGTTATGGCAATGGTCAACGGTTGGCGCCGGGCGCCCGTGGCCGTGGTCAGGGTATCCCATAATTCCCGATCCGGTTGGGCATGAACTTCATCAACCACCACGGCTGAAAGATTGAATCCGTGCTTGGTTGCCGCTTCGCTGGAAATGGACCTATAACGCCCGCCCTTGTGGGTTACTATTTCCTTTCGGTATACCGTGCAACGGGAAGATAAATCAGGGCTTGCTTGAACCATGCTTTTGGCTAGGTCAAGGCAAATGGAAGCTTGTTCCCGATCCGCGGCCGCCGAAACCACTTCCGCCCCGGCTTCATTGTCCGCGAACAACATATACAAGGCCAACCCGGCCGCTATGGTAGTTTTACCATTCTTGCGCGGAATTTCTACATAACAGGTTCGGTATTGCCTCAAACCGTCAGGCCGTAATGTATCGAACAACGGACGGACAATATCCCGAAGTTGCCATTCTGCCAATTCAAACGGCCGGCCCGCATGTTCCCCCTTGGAGTGGCGAAGGAACCTGGAAAAGAATGCCTCCACCTTTTGTGAAGGCATCAATTCCATTTCCGCTGAAGCGGGCCTTAGTATTGGCGCCCGCTTCACGGTTGGCCGTTTTTTGGCCATGGTTTTTGCCTTAGTCAATTAGGGCGTTCCACAAACGGGAATTGGCTTGGGCTTCGGATTCCGTCCCTTGGGCCGCCTGGTGTTCCCGAATGGCTGTTGCCAACTTCTCGAACTTGCGTTCCGCTTCGCCCCACTTGTCGGTAATGGTGTCAACTAAAGCCCGATAAAGCAAATCCTTTGCAACCGCCTTTTCCATTTTCCACCCCTTCCCCTTAACCCAATAACTTCAGAATTGGGTCTTCTTGCACCTTATCCGCCGGGGCGCCCGTTGCGTCGGGTTGGCTTCGCCACCCCTTCCGCGCTCGTGGGGTCAAGCAAAGCGTTGTTAGCGTTGCCTTCAATTGGGTTTCAGCCGCCCGTAGTTCGGTATGAATTGGATGAATACGCTCTTGCCCGCTGGCCACGCCGGAAAGCATCCAAGGAACCTTGAGGGATTCTTTCCGTAACGCCTCCACTCTTGCCAACTGACAAGCGGCCATGGTAAAGATGGATTCATCGGCGGCCGATATTCCGGTACCGTTGGTTTGGGCCACTTGGGCACGGATCCGCCGGTAAGCGTCCGCTTGTTCCTTAGTCAACCCCGATGGGGCATCTTCTGCCACTTTGGCCGAAGTGTTTGTTTGAACCTTGCGCCCCCGCGCCATTTGTTACCCCCTAACCTGCCACAATGGCACCAAACCCCGGGGAAACCCCGGGGGCGTGAAAGCTTGCACAAAATCACTTCCGTG